ACACACGGCTACCCTGTTCGAAGTGATTGTGAGTCAGATGAATACTACAGAGGCTATGGCGAGACTTATGCCAAAGAAGCAAATGCAACTTGGTACTCTGAGCAAATCTTTGAACCATTTATAACTAAAACTTTAGGAGCGAAATATGAGTAACGTATGGAAAACGCTATCTGCTATTGATGTGTCTAATCACATAGACACTAAAGGCGGCTTGCATTATCTATCGTGGGGGTGGGCTTGGTCTACCCTCTGCGAACACTATCCTGATTCTAGCTACAGCTACACCGAGCCTAGATGGTGCGAGAACACCAATACTGTCGAGGTCGAAGTAACTGTAACAGTTGAGGGTAAGGCAGTCACAATGTGGCTACCTGTTATGGACTTTAGAAACAAGGCTGTTGAGAACCCAACAAGCAGAGACATATCTGATGCGCGTATTCGCTGTTTAGTTAAGGCGATTGCAATGCACGGCTTAGGGATGTGCTTGTACATGGGTGAAGTTAAGCCGCAAAAAGTAACTGATGCAACAAAGGAAAAGGAAGCCTATCAGGATATGATTGTTGACCTACTGCCTAGCGTTAAAGCTATCAAAGACGGCATTGCGGCTAATGATTACTCAACAGCAAACGAGGCATGGAAAGAACTCACAGATGTAGAGAAACAACTTTTATGGCGCGCACCGAGTCGCGGTGGAGTGTTCAGCACTCAAGAGCGCGCTATTATGAAAACCACTGAATTTAGAGAAGCCAACTAGGAGAAGTAAAAATGAAAGTAGGAATTAACGTAAGAATTGACGTAACAAAGATCGATAAATCACGACTGTACAAGGGCGCGAAAGGAACTTATTTAGACCTGACCACCTTTGTTGATACTGCGGTTGCTGACCAGTACGAGAACAATGGCTTTATCAGCCAGAGTCAGACAAAAGAAGAGCGCGATGCTAAAAAGAAAACGCCTATCTTAGGCAATGTAAAAGTGTTCTATACAGACAGCAGTTCACCTGATGGCACTAGCGAATATGGTAACTCTGGGAAAGTTAAACAGGTTATGCAGGAAGCTGATTTACTAGAAGATGACATTCCGTTCTAGTTAAAAACCCCGCCCCGAAGGGCGGGTAAACCATAGGAGTGATGATCGGGGAAAACCATCACCGACAATATACCACAGGAGATAACCCAATGATAGATTTTGGCGAGTGCTTAAAGAAAGCACAGCAAGAAAAAAACGTAAACAGTTCACAGCTTGCACGACTGGTTGGCGTTCACAGGCAACAGGTTAACATCTGGCGCAATAAAACAAACGTCAGGTTAGATACTGCCATCAAGATTTGCAGTGCCTTAGAATACAATTTAGATGAGTTTATCGGGCTATAAAAGAAAACCCCCTATAAAGGGGGCTTTACAAATGCAAGTATTATTGCAATACTCTATGTGCGGATAGAGAAAAGATAGTCTAACACAGTCTTATAGTGTCTTGTAACATTCAATCCTTTCTTTTTCGCGCTTTAGTTATCGGGCTAGAGGCTAGGGAATCTCTTAAATAAAACCCTAGAGCGAAGTTGACCCTCTTGACATAGCCCCAAAAGCAGATCGGTTTCTGCTGATGGATAGATTAGATATTCGATACGATAACGAAATAACCGCGAAGTCGCTTTGCCCTTTGATCGAATTTTTAACTCTGCGTAGTTAAAGGGTGAAACGTGTCTTTGAATATATATTTAAATACACATTTAATCACATAATCAGGCGAGGCTAGTCCGAGCCATAGGAGATACAAAAATGACACAGATATCGAGAGTTCTACAATACTTAGAAGATGGTAAGAAACTAACTTGCCTAAATGCTTTCAACGAGCTAGGCATCACTCAGGTAGCCGCTAGAATCTTTGAGCTTAAGGAGCTAGGGCATCCAATCCAGAAGAAGATGATTACAGTAACCAACCGATACGATGAGAAATGCAGTGTCGCTGAATACTATATAGGTGATAATAATGCTTCTAAATAACGGAGATACCTACGAAGCAGATCAGGCAGACATTATCCAGTGGGAGAAGACTTATCCCGCGATCAATGTTTACCAAGAACTGAATGCAATGGAGTCGTGGTTAGATGCTAATCCTACGCGCAGGAAAACACCTAAAGGCATTAAGCGGTTTATTAATTCTTGGTTGGCTAGAGCGCAAGACAAGGGCGGCTCACCAACAGTTAGAGCAAAGACCGACAGTATTAGGAGCAGGTCAGTCGAAGATAGCCTAGCTGATGTGAGTTGGATTGATAACGTAGAAGCTAAAAACAGAGCCATTAATCACTTTATTGGCAAGTATGGTTTCTACTGGGATGGGGAGAGAAAAAATGGGTAATGCAAAAAAACTACCATTCAAGGGCAAGCACCCTGATCTAGTTAATGGACAGTCCTACACTTATGAACACTTTGCTAAGGTTGCCGGTGTTGGTTACAAGTGTTTGTATTCTAGGCTGTACGGCAAATCCTATGTGACTGATAAAGATTTGCGACCACTAAAAACACATAACATACCAAAAAAGTGGCGCGCTGAATGGTCAGGTGAGACAGACATAGTCTACAGTAGGTTTGAAACACCAATAGAAGAAACGTCACAAAAGTGGCTTAGTCGCAGGTTATGACAGAGGGTGCATTTGTGAAGTTTAACAACAAAGAAGAAGTCAATAAAAAGGTGAAGTTCCTGATTGAGGATATGCTCAACTGGGATTTCACCACCCCCTTATCAGTTAAACTAGAGCCATATCAGAACCCAAGAAGCCTGAATCAGAATGCGCTGTTACACATGTGGTGCAGAGAGATTGTTAAGGGTATGAAAAAGAAAGGTTTTGAAGTGGCAGAGGGCGACCCTGTAGAGGCATGGAAGCTCTGGTTAAAGCGAAGATTTTTAGGCACAGATAACTTCAGGATAAGCAAGACCGAGATCAGTGGTCAGGTGAAACGCAGTAGCCAACTGGGAAAGGGCGAGATGGTGCATTTCTTAGATCAATGCTATCATTGGGCAAGTGAGCAGGGGATAAAACTAACCATACCGCGAGAAAGCGAATATGCGGAGTTGAAAAATCAACAGGAGCAATAGGGAATGGATAAGATCGACCCGAGAACACTGTTAGAGTTAGACATACCAAAAACCGATAGACAAATTGAGTACCTAAAAGCCGTCATAGAATACGGCTCAAACTCTAAAGCCGCTGAGAAGCTAGGCATTAACCGCAGATCAATTGACCGCAGTATCAAACTGGTAGAACACAAAGCCGCCTTAGCAGGTGTAGCACCACACAGAGACTTAACACGCCAAACAGCAGAGGGATTTGAAGCCAAACGAATCTCAACAGCATACAAAGAAGACGGCTCAGTTGCATTGCAGTGGGTTATCCAAGAGCCACATAAACGCGATATGCGGGCAAAGATTGAAGCCCTATTGGATGGGTTGGTTGATGATATAACAGGGCTTAAAAAGCCATCTAAGCCACCTAAAGAGGTAGATGAAGACTACTGCGCCATGTATCTAATAGGAGATCATCATTTCGGGATGCTTGCTGACTCAGATACCAAGTTTGATGACAATGATTGGGATGTTAAGATTGCTACGAAGATATTAAGCAACTCAGTAGATCGGTTAGCGCAAAGGGTAGGTAACGCGCATACAGGTGTTCTGGTTAACGTAGGTGATTTCTTTCACGCTGATAGCAGTGCTAACACCACTACAGCAGGAACGCCAGTAGACGTTGATACACGCATTGGAAAGACCTTTAAACTAGCAGGTCGGTTGTTCCAGATTCTAATTGATAAGATGCTAGAAACACATCAGGAAGTGGTTGTAATTAACGTACGCGGCAACCATGATTCTGACATGGCTTGCCACCTATCAAGTTGCTTAGAGCTACTGTACGACCGAGAGCCTAGAGTTGATGTGCTTAAAAACTACTCAAAGTTCCTGCACTGGGAATGGGAAAACAATTTATTCGTCTACCATCATGGTGACAGGGTAAAGCATGAGCAGATTTTACAGGCGGTCATAACTAACCTAGATGAAGAATGGTCACGCTGTAAGCACAGATATTGCCACATGGGACACATACACCACCAGATGAGCAAAGAAATAGGAACTATGCTTTTTGAGCATTTTTCGAGCATGACTTCTACCGATCAATGGCACAGCGATTCGGGCTATAATGCAAACAGATCTATGACCGCTATTGTTTATCATAAAGACTATGGCGAAGATTCGAGAGTGAAAATCAATGTGGATGCAGTCAAATGAGCAGAGTAATTAAATTTCCAGAGGGCGATGATGATGGAACTGATGACAACGATATCAGAGTTACTAAAGAGTTCTGTAGTACTTGTGGTGGCGGGCTTGAGTTGTGGACTTCTAGCGATCTTGTGGCTTATGGTGTTTGTTCTTATTGTGATATGGGAGTTGGTTCACAGCCCATTATACTTGTTAAGACTACTGAGCATTAAATGGCAAAGCGCAAAAAAGCAACAGTAGCCCAAGAGGTAGAGAAAGCAGCCAAGCTATTGCAGAGGTACGTTAGGCTCAAAGCCTCAGACGATAACGGCTACTGCCAGTGCGTAACCTGCGGCAAGGTAGATCACTATAAGGCGATGCAAGGCGGCCACTTTATTCCCAGAGGCCGAACTGTCTTGAAGCTATATGAGGGCAATATTTGGCCGCAGTGTCCGCATTGCAACTGTTGGGGCATGAAACAAGCACATTATGTATTGCGCTATAGAGAATGGATGGTGGATTACTACGGAGAGCGCAGGGTAAAGGCTATGGAAAAACTAGCATGGCGAACAGCACCTAAGTTTAACAGGGTAGAAGTGATCGAATTTCAGAGGGAATTGAAGGAAAAAATCAAGGATGAAGAGTACAGAATAGGCGAATATTAAAATAAAGTTATGCAAAGTGTTGACAATGTATAATGTTTCCTTTACTCTGGGTACATATTAATCAAACAGAGGCAACAAAAATGAGCAAATATATTGGCAAAAAAATTAAGGTTGAAGGCTTTACTATTAAAGGTTTTAATGAGTTAAGCCGCGTTTACATTGTTGCTAAGATTGATGACGAGCAGATTATAACTAAATGCGGACACACGATAGAGTTGGCATGGGATAGAACAGTTTACGGTGCAAATAATCGTAGAGTTATGACTGAGGCTAGAGTTTGCTGGGATAGCGCACAATAATCAAACAGCCCCCGAAAGGGGGTAACTAATCAAGGGGAATACTATGGAACATCAATTAACGTACATGGATATCAAGCGCAGAGATAGCCAAGCTACAGAGAAGCGCGACAGTATCAAGGGCATTCTAGCGGCAGTTACTTTGTTTGCTATGTATGCAATCGTATCAACTATGGACTACCAAGACTGCTTGCGAGGTGCTACATGCTAATCTATGAGGACTTTGTATCTAAGCACTACGATGCTCTGTATAAGGAAGATTCTAGGCTGTCTGACCTACCAGATGCGGCAATGGATGAGGCTGTTTACATATGGCTAAACAGTCACAAGACTTGGTTCGAGGATATCTACCCTGCAACATTTAGCAGGGGCGTAGGCAAGATAGCCACAGAGATGCTGTTTGGTAAAGCACCATCAGCAAGCAAGATAGTGTCTAACCTGTTCATTGCTATGGCAGAAGACTCACCTGATGAGTACGATAAGGATGACCGATGGTGGTCAGAGGCATTAGAAACGCACCTAGACAGCACTGTTAACTTAGGTAACTTTGCAGATGACCTTAGAGATCGTATCTACCTGTACTTAGAACACACAATAGAAGAAGCAATCTTTGATGAGCTTGCAAAGCAGAAGGGCGAAAACGATAGGGAGCATGGAATCTATGACTGATTTATCAAAAAAATGGCAAGAACTTAGAGACGAATACCCGCCTCTTGAAATACCGCACGACAAAGAGGAGCGTACACAGTTTGAGAACTGGGTTGCAGAAATGGGATTTGATGGGATAATTGGAATAAATAGGGTAGAGCAAGATGACAAAAACTAAAAGAGCGATAAAAGAGGTAAACCAGATGGCAGACAAAGCGATATTAAAAGCGCAGTTAGAGGCGTTCAAAGCTAAAGCAAAAGCATGGTTAGAGGTTGAGGCTTATGGATATAAGAGAGGAACAATCCTAGTCTCTGTAGTAGTGCTAATTGCCGCAGTAATTACAGCTTCATAGTGTAACCCCTAGTAGCAAGGCACTCCTTCAGCCTGATTAGCCGGACTGGTTCACCGGTGCTACGAAACGAACCATCTTCTCAGGTAATAACCCCCATAGCTAAAAAGCATT